GCCCCCCACATGGTGTGGGGGAGCCGACAATGAATTATTTCCAACTGCAAAGGAGATTTACCAGATGATTGACAAACAGAGGACGTTGCCGATTGACTACGGCATCGAAACAGGTAGGCAGATGGTTTATGGCAGTGGTAGTATAACAAACACTACCGCTGTACCATCATGTAAGGAAGAGCAGTACATCCGTGCCAAATTTTCACTTGGCAATAGGTTGGCTAATCTTCCGTTCTCCCTGTATAGCGCTGGTTTTGAAGGATACCAGCGCTTTACATCCTCTGAGCTGAAGCGACCAAGGTATAATGCTTGTACTAACGTCACCTTGAAGGGATTTGAATACCCCTTTGGTGTGACGCACGAGCATCCGACACGTCCATGGATTGTTAGTGTAAGTCCATACGTGATCAAACCCTTGACCGCGCCTACCGTTGACCGTAATTTTGTTCTATACGGTCAGCAAACCGGTAGTTCAGTGTGGGCGGCTGCTTACGCAGCCCGCTCTCGTGCGTTGAGGACAATGACACCTCGTTTTGAAGGCCGGATTTCGATGCTCAATTTTCTTTTTGAGCTGAAAGATTTCCGTGATATCATGAAGTTTGCCACTCGGATTAACATCCGAGAAATTGGCTCACACATGAGATACCTTCGTGGTGTATTGCTTCGTCAAAAGGGAATGAGGCCTCTCCAGGAACTTACTGTAGGAGAGCTCCCTTATTTAGTTAAAACTTTTGACGATTCCTCAAGAAATCTAGCTGCGCTTTATTTGACGAATGAGTTTGCATTGCAACCTGCCGTTCGAGATATCATTACGATATCTCAGCAGGGAAGTCACTGTGCAAACGAAGCGGCAAAGGCCTTTAGACAAAAAGGCCAAGTACAGCAGCGTGCGCACTTCAGTGAGACTTTATTTAAGGACACTGAAGCGTTAGTCTATAACCCCAACATACTCTATTGTGAGTATTCGAGGGGTCAAGACGCACGGTTTACGGCATCTATGGAATATCTCTATAGTTACCGCAAACTCCCGCCTTTCGCAGCGATGCGAAAGTATTGGGGCTTAGATCTCAACGCAGAGGTCGTGTACAACGCGATACCTCTCAGCTTTGTCTTTGACTATGTCATAGGCCTAGCTGACGCAATCCATCTGGCTGAAAGGGATCCCAACCTACAGTTAAACGTCACCCAGTATTGCGAATCGATTTTGTATCGTCGGTACGCCGGGTGGTTTAGTAGGAAGGATTCCCGCATCTGTTGGCTCGGTATTAACGGCAAGTTTCAAGCCGGTGGAGCTGACAGATTACCCATGACTGGGTATGAGTACTCCTATTACGATCGACGCGTGAGCGAACCAGACCGAGGTCTGGCGTTGCCAAAGGTGCACTGGCCAAGTATTGGTCAAGTGGCTAACCTTGCGGCGATCGTACGCTGTTGGATTTAACGGTTAATTGACTCTGTTTGCCTAACAAGGCACGTCTTCCGCAATCGACGAAACTGATTGCTTAGAACATACCATTGAAAGGAAGTCCAAATGGGCCTTTTTACCAATCCCGTCACGTTCAACGACGGAACCGATGATCGTATCTTCGCATATCGTGGGTCACTCGCGGATTCTAAAATCCGGGGAGGTGACTACATCGAGACGGCTGCCGCGCTTGCGGCTAAATCCCTCTTGACTGTTAAAAACGACATACGAACCTCCGTAATCCGCAATCTTCTTCAGCGGACCATTAGGTTACATCCCGCGGCCGACACGGAAACAGATGATCTGTATCCGGTAACATTTAATTATACAATTGTCGCCCACGAACTGTTCACCCAGGCGGAGCTGCTGCCTGAACACAATGTGATGGCAGCTGCGATTGCTACGGCGAATTTGATCCAAAACATGCGGATGGGCGTTTCTTAACGCGACATTCACATGGATAAGATCATTGACACCGTTCTTTCCTATGCTCGTTTAGTTGGTTATCTCCTAGGCGCGTTGGCAAACATCTTGCGACGCGTACCGACTGACCAAGAAGAATTGCTCGACTTCCAAGCGGAAGAAGAACAACCTTTCGACGAACGTAGGGAGTAATCGCTCGACTATCGTCGCCATGCAAATGGCATTTGATTCACCTTTACACGACGTTGGTTTCCCTAGTTAACTGGGATGGGTTCATTTGGCTGGAGGCCTAGTTCTATGAAACGAACAGACCGGAAGAGCCAAAACCGAAGACAAACGTCTTCAGCGTCGTCAGGGCAAGCGAAGCCCAAAGAATTTTCGGCGCGGGTAACACCTTTGGTGTTACCCGTGCTATTGAATATTCTTGACGATGCCTATCAACGTTTAACTCATTATCGGCAAGCTGACTATTCACGTGACGTAGCAACATTGCGTCGCAGATACGCCAGTGAAGGACTTAGTTTCGCAACTAAGACACTTCCCGATCTCTTTAGTAATTTTCTCAATTACTTGGAGACCGGTAAACCATCTTACCCCTCATTTAAAACGGTGAGAGGCGGAAAGCACCCCGTATTTCTACGGCAGCTATTCGCTATGGTTTCTGAGTGCCATGATGAGCATGTTTGTATCGAAGCGGTAAGGTGTTTGTATCAACTTTGCCACGCCTTCAAGAAACTTAGGGGGCCATACAAACCCAGTACGCTCCAACAACAGCTTTGGAGCTTTGTCGAAGATGATATCGAATTAAGATATTTCGATTTCTTCTCGGAGCCTACTTACCCTATCCTACAAAGAGCACGAGAAATCGTGCGGAAAATCTTTGAGGATATGGATCCAGAATTTGATGTGGAGAAATTCATTCCACGTCCTGGTCCAGGGGCAACTAACACTCCACGACAAAAGCACGTGCGCTACCGGCCGCATGTGTTGTACAACCAAATTGACGAAGTCCTTCCGTATGTGGATTATTATTATTCACATCCGTGGGATCTCGTGACCGGATCTATGCGCTACAAAGCGCTCGAGCGCAAAGATGCGCCCTCTTCTCGGTTCAAGTTTGTGCCTAAGAATTATGGCAAACCGAGGGGAATATGCATAGAAGAGCAGGAAACACAATTCTTTCAGCAAGCGATCAAGACAGCCATGTACGATCGGCTGCAGACACATCCTATTACAAAAGGATATGTCAATTTTGATGATCAAACTGTGAATGGGCGTTTAGCCCTCACATCATCAAAAGATCGCCTATATGCCACTTTGGATATGAGTGCTGCTTCAGATCGCGTATCTAGGACTCTAGTGAGATATCTATTTCACGATTGTCCCGAATTACGCGAATCTTTGCTCGCTGTCTCAACTCGTGAAATCGAGTTGCCTGACGACGGCATTGATTTTCTGGAAAAGCTACCGTGCGAGAAGTTCGCACCCATGGGCAGTGCTGTGTGTTTCCCGGTTATGGCCTTGGTTCATTTTGTTTTAATCAAGGCTATATTATCTTTGTGCGAATTACCACATGATTTAACTCGTGATGTTTACGTTTACGGTGATGACATAATAGTCAGATCCGAGTGCGTAGATGCGGTTTATGCATATTTGCCGCTCTTCGGTATGAAGTTTAATACCGAGAAAAGCTATGTGTATAGCCACTTTCGCGAGTCATGCGGTGTTCATGCCTTTAAAGGCGTTGATATCACCCCGGCATATGTTAAGCATGTGCCTGAACTACATTCACCAAGAGACGTTGTGTTGTCCCTCATTGCAAATGAAGCCCAGCTTTTTAAAGCAGGGTTCTTGAGGACGGCAGAATATCTTAGATCGGCCATCCAAAAGGTTAAGTCACTAAAGGGTTTTCATATTCCTTTTGTGACACCAAAATCACCTGTTCTCGGATTTATTCGAGATGAAGGTGATGCGTCCTACCGTTACCTCAGATTTCAAGGTAACAGAAGGCGTTGGAATGCCGAGCTTCAGTGTTACGATTTTCGCGTTATTGCAGCCATTCCTTCGCAGGAAAGGCTAACGCTTGAATCGGACAATGAGGCGTTGTTGAGAGTATACTGCGATTGGGGGTTGAACCTCGATCACAGGGTGGCTTTCGATCTCCATCGACAAGCCACGTCTCGAATAGTCGAAGGCGCATGCTGTGCGTTACCACGCATAGCTGATGCGATATACGACTGTTCTGAGCCGCTCTCTCCAGCTCAAATGGTGAAGGATTCATCTGCTGAACCACCACGGTTCAGATGGATGTGGTTACCAGATTCCGCACTCTAGCAGTAGCGAGTGCAAGGTTAGGTAACCCGGGGCGAGAGGGTCATGCGTTAATCATGA